AAGTAGAGCGTCTTGCCAGAGGTGACACAATCGACCAAGGCATTGTATCAAGGGCTTTCCAGTATTCTGACACGAAAATTATTACCCCCACAAAAATATACGACCCGAACAATGAATTTGATGAAGAGTACTTCGAATTCGGACTTTTTATGAGCCGCCGAGAATACAAAACCATCAAGCGCCGACTGAACGCCGGAAGGATCTCATCAGTAAAAGAAGGGAAATACTGTGGTAACAAACCACCTTACGGATACGAAAGAGTAAAACTTGAAAAAGAAAAAGGCTATACTCTCCGACCTGTTCAGACTCAAGCTGAGATTGTAAAAATGATCTACACCTGGTATGCCGGTGATGGCTGCGAACAAATTGGAGTTGCGAAGATTGCACGGAAATTAAATGAAATGGGGATAGAAACTGCACTAGGCGGTGACTGGACTCCTGCCAGTATACAGGGAATTCTAACAAATCCGGTATACATCGGGAAAATCCGATGGAATGGGAGAAAAACAGTAAAAACTATACAAAATGGCCAGGTAATTAAAACACGCCCTCGATCAAAAGATACTCTTATCTGCGAGGGATTGCATCCGGCTATTATATCGGAAGTTCTGTATGATTCTGTCCAGGAAATACGAAAAAAGAACCCGCCTCGCCCAATCAGTATAAAAAACTCAATCCGCAACCCGCTTTCCGGAATTGTCTATTGCAGCAAATGCGGTCGCGCCATGGTTCGCCGTCCTTATCAAAAGTGCGGACAGGAAGATACCCTCATGTGTCCATATACGTCTTGCCCCACAGTAAGCAGCAAGTTGTCTTTAGTCGAAAAAGCTGTGATTGATGGAATTAGGGAGATTGTAGAAGAATATAAGTTAAACAATGATATTAATATATCTTCAAAGGCTATTGATTGCGGAATAACTTCTAAGCAGAATCTCATACACGAAAAAGAAAACGAGCTGGAAAGCTTAAACGCCCAAAAAGCAAAACAATATGACCTACTCGAACAGGGTATCTATACCACTGAGGTTTTCCTTGAACGTGCCAAAACAATAGCCGCATCTATCCAATCATGCTCCGATACTATAGAAAAATTAAAAGAAGAAATCAAACATGAGCAGAATATTATAAAGCAACAATCAGATTTTATCCCGCGTTGTGAAGAGCTACTTGATAACTATTGGAGCCTTGACACAGAATCCAAGAATAAAATGCTTAAGAGTTTGATTGAAAAGGTTACATACTCAAAAGATACCAAAAACGCTTATGGGAAAGGAAACGAGATTGGTTTCCAGCTAGACATTTTCCCAAAAATCCAGAAGAATAATTAATGTTATCAGTAATTATAAAAAGAAAGTCCCGGGGAATTAACCCCGGGATATTTTTTACTGTTTCTTAATATATTTTGCAGATACAAAGCCATAATACTTTCCTGCAATACGAATATAATACCATTTGCTGCCGTTTTTATCTTTCTGTGTATAATTCATAACTTCTACTTCGTTGCCCTGGTTAAGAGTTGGGTATTTTTTGATGTTCGGGTACTCAGTTCCAGCCCAGGTACGCACATTAAGCACAGTGGCGGTTACATTCCCCTTGAAAAGCACCTGTGTCTTATCCTGTTTTCCTGTAATGGTAGCGGATGTGGAGCCACCCTCCTTTTCCAGGTATCCAGTCCAGATCCAGCCAATGCCGATACCGGAAACTTTTACATGTGTCCACTTTCCGCTTGTCTTTCCGTCAATTTCAACAACGGTTCCTTTATTGATTGAACCCATAACGTAACCATTCGGTGTCTCGCGGACATACAAATCATTCACTGTTGCCACTCTGGTTCCAGTCTTTTTCCATGTGGCTGTCTCTTCGTAAGACCCCCAGTCAATCCAAACATATCCATCAATGGAAGAATCACTGATTAAATAGGACTTATTTCGGACTGCACCGCCATTTGCTACTACTCCAGCTGCACTAGAAGTATTTCCTTCATTTGTATAGATTCTCGAGCTATCAAAACTCTTCACACTTCCAACATGAGAACCATTGTGAAAGATTACAAGTGCTCCGACTTTTGGCTTGCTGTGCCAAGTTCCGTTTGTTTTAGCATGATTAGTGATTGATACGCAATTGTAAAAACCTCCGCCCATGATCTTTAATGCTTTGGTGATTCCGAGAACTTTCAACAATTTCCAAAACTGAAATTCCGCACACCACGGCTGCCCCTGGCATCCTGGCTGTCCCCAGCTATTTACATCTCTTGCAAATTTGGTGTAATTGTTGTATCCTGCATTCTTTTTAAAATCATCCAGATAGGAATTACTTTTCTTTTCAAGGTACCCGCCGTTGGATGCGTAATAATCACCAAGGTTTAAAAATTCCTGTAATTTGCTCATTATATCATTCCTTTCATATTGATAAGTACATGATACAACGAGCAATTGTGAATTTCAGCCCCACATTTTTACACAATATACCTACCATGATTAAATTTCACAGAATCATGGCTGTTGTTGCCACAAAGGGAAGGTACTATGCTATAATATCCTTGTACCCTTTGTTGTGATTGGAGCTGAGTTTTTTGATTGGTAGTCGGGAACTCAGCTCCCTTTTTGTTGTTCCGATTTTGATATGCTGATTATAGCATATTCATTTTATGTTTGGTAGTGTTTTGTTATTTTTTTCTTGTTTCTCCAATAAACTCTATAGTGAAATGTTGAACAAGAAACTATAATTCGTTTTTATAAAACTATAGAATAATTGTTTTATGCCTTTATAGTCCATATAGGATCATTACCTTTCATCATTTGTATGCCATTCATTCCATCCGTATAAAATCCAATGGTTGTTCGTTTTCCATCAGTTGTATAAAAATCCAGGTATGCATTATCTATACCAGAGGAGCCCGAACGGAAAACAACTCTACTTATATTTCCGTTAAAATTTGTTTCGGATGTCTTGCTATTTAGTACATTTATCGCCCCGATGATTGTCTTATTATTTGTCTCCAATTTCGAGATCACAGCCGTTGCCATTTTATCAACTACATAATCCCAAAACTTGCTCATTAATCCGCGCTTGTTCTTTTCGTCAGTGGAATCCAACAGCATAACTTCATCATTATCTGATAAAGCTGTATCTTTTTGTGTGTAATTTTTCCAAGTATTATTAGCCATAATTTATACCTCCATTGAAATATGTTGTTTGATAAGTTGCTTTAATTCATTCAATTCCGTTCTCACGGAATCAAGCTCGGATTGTAGATTTTTAACTTTTTCATGCTCATTTTTCAGCATTGCGAACATACAGGGAATCATAATACGATAGTTCCAGTTCTCAGCCTTGCCTTTTTCATTATGATCGACAGCTAATGGAAATCTTCGGTCAATGTCCTCGGCTATAAACATCGGCATTTCTTTACCGTATCGCTCATCTTGCTCGGATAAATATCCGTCTTTGTATTTCGCCCAGATTACTTTGATTCTGTATAGGTCTTCCAGTTCGTCTTCTTTGATGGATTTCCCAAGCACTTTGTAGCGAATGGAGGATGATGAGGAATATCCAACATACAAATATGATGGGTTAAACATCATTGGATTACCACCTGTTAGTGATTTCATCCCTTCTATCATAAAATTTTGCGCTACTTTAAGAATCAAATCACCGGTTATTGATTGCAAGACAACATTTCTCTTATTTTCATATTGTGCTGATAAATCAAGGAGTCCATCAGTTATATTTCCAAATCCTGCGCTAAATATAGATTCTTTTATCTGCGCCCATTCGTTTCCTTTTATGTTTTTAAATCCATCTGTATTATTTATTTTGCAAATAACATTTTCACTAGCGTCATACACCTCAAAAGTGCCATATCCATTATTTGGACCGCCGAGCTTTAATGTACCACCCTTGGCGTAAGTGAACGAAATATATAGTTGATTGCCTTCTTTGTAGATTCCTT